CATCGAAGTGGACTGGTTGTACACGGGGGAACCGGACACCCGCACCATCGACGCAGTTCGCCTGCTCGTCGGTGACACCGATTCGACCGACCAGTTGATTACCGACAACGAGATTCAGTACCTGTTGACTCGCCACGGCTCAATCAACCGCACCGCCTCCGAGGCGTGCCGTGCCATTGCCGCCAAGTTCGCACGACTGATGAATCGCTCCATTGGTGGACTCTCTGCCGACTTCTCGCAGAAGTACCATCAGTACATGGAGTTGGCCGACTCCCTGCTTACCAAGGAAGAGACGGAGCCGGTTAGCCCGTTCACTTCCGGTTGGAAGCGGAGTGTCAAAGAGGCTCGGGAGGCCGACACTGAGCGTGAGACGACGTTCGGACGCAAGGGTATTCACGACAACGAGCGTGTCTACCCTGCCGACGACTACTCTCACGCCCCGTACAGGCTCCGGTGAGTCGTGGCAATCGACCCCCAACTCACCGCCTTCATGCCACATACGGTCACGATTCAGTCCGTCTCGTCCACGAACAACTATGGCGAACCTACGTTCGGGACCGCCAGAACCGCCGACGCTTACGTCGAACCCAATACGACGCTTACCGCTACCGACGAGGTAGATGAGACACACAAGCCGACGACGGCTTACATATCGGACACAGCGATCACCATTGACGACAAGATCACTTTGCCCGATGGCACGACTCCCGAGATCGTCAGCATTGAGATTCACAATGTCGTGCTCGGGCTGGAGCACACCATCGTGAGGTTCCGATGAGGTACAAGTCGACCGTCACGATTGACAAGAACTTCGTTGGGTTCCAGAACGCCATCATGGAAGATGCGGCGGCGGCGGCCTACATGGTGGCCGAGGAAGTCATGACCGACTCCAAGATGAACTACGTCCCCGTGGTCAATGGGTTCCTCCGCATGTCCGGTCAGGTAAGCAAGCCCAAGATTGAACAGCATCGCATCACAGTCCAACTCGGCTATGGCGGGCCGACGACAGTTGGCGTGAACGTGACCTACGCCCTGAAGGTGCATGAGGCACCGGACCACCACGGCCAGCAGAAGAACAAGTATCTGGTCAAGCCCCTCTACGCCGCCGTCCCGAGGATGCCCAAGTTCATCAGCATCTTCATGGCCGAGCGTCTTCGTGCCCGAGGGAGTTTCATCTGATGGCTCTGCTTGAAGAGGTCGGTACCTACATTGGTGCCAACACCTCGTTCACCCTTGGGACAGACCTCTACTTGGCTCTGATCCCCGATACGCCAGACAACTGCGTGGCGGTCTATGAGAACGTGGGAGTTGCCCCGCTCTCAACTCTTGGGTCGACCGATCTTCCACAGATTGAGCGGCCCGACCTTCAAGTCATTGTCCGCAACACCTCTTACGCCACGGGCCGAAGCAACATTGAGACGATCTATCGGCTACTCACGGCGGTGGAGAACGCCACGCTTTCGTCGGTCCTGTACCACCGGATCGAAGCCACGACTACGCCATATGTGTATGAGCGTGATGACAGTCGCCGCATCATGTTCACCTGCAACTTCAATGTCATGAAGGCACTGTCGTGAGCATGATGCACAACCCCTATGGGGACGAAGCGACCCAAGACACCGAGCCTCGGTGCTGGCGGTGCAACCGGATGCTCGCCATTCAACTCACAAGGCCGTGGACAATCATCTGCTCTCGTTGCAAGGCGAAGAACACCCGTGACTCTTGATTGGTTGACCTGACCCCAAGTACCATCACGGCAACAACTGAATGTCGTGCCCTTAGTGGCTTTGTATCGGACTCGTTCGTGCCCCTCAGTGGCCTTCCTCGCAAGGCGACTGATGGCGTATGCGTTAGGAGAACGAGTGGCTACATACAAAGTCCTCACGGGGATTGATCTCCCCGACAAGCGAGTAGAAGCGGGCGACACGGTGTCCGAGACGGACATCCCTAAGCGCTCGCTCAAGTGGCTTGTCGACCAGTCCGTTATTGAGAAGGTCGACAGCACCCCTGCCCCCGCCCCGGCCAAGAAGGTTGCCAAGAAGGTTGCCGAGCCTGAGCCGTGGTCATTCGATGACGACTCGGGAGATGATCTCTGATGGCGTTTCTTCACGGTAAAGGTACGGCGGTTGTCTTCAACCAGTCCGATCTGTCTTCCTACTTCAACGATGCCACGATCAACCGCACGGTTGAGACGGCAGAGACGACGGCTTTCGGTGCCTCGTCCAAGACGTACATTGTTGGCCTGCAAGACGGCACCGTCTCCCTGAGCGGGATGTTCGACGGGTCGGCTGGAGCAGTTGACGAGGTGCTCCAAGGAGTTCTCGGCACTGAGAACGGTGCGCTCGTCAGTGTCTTCTACGGCGGAGCCACCGCTGGCAACCGAGTGTCGATGGGGCAGGCCGAGGCCACCTCTTACGATGTCTCGGCTCCAGTCGGGGATGTCGTGGCGGCCAGCGCCGAGTTGCAGTCCGACGATGGCATCGACAACGGCATCGCCCTCACGGGCCTTGCCGCCGTGTCGGCCACGGGCAACGGCTCTTCGCAGGACAACTCAGCCAGCACTGCCAACGGCGGTGTCGGTGTCCTGCACGTCACGGCGAACGCTCACGATGGCGCTACCACCGTGAAGGTTCAGCACTCTGCCGACGATGCGGTGTGGGCCGATCTGGCCACGTTCACTGCGGTTAGCGCAAGTACGACCACCTCAGAGCGGGTGGAAGTGGCGGCGGGCACGACCGTCAACCGATACCTCCGTGCCAACTACACCCTCGCCGGTTCGTCCGGTTCCATCACATTCATCCTCTCATTCGCCAGACGCTAAGGAGCAATCATGGCTTTCGTTCACGGTAAGGGTGCGTACTTCGCACTGGACAACTCAGGTGGGTCGCTGACCGACATCAGCGCCTACCTCAACGACGTTTCGTTACCCCAGTCGGTTGAGACTGCGGAGACGACCGCTTTCGGCGCTTCCTCCAAGACCTACATCGTGGGCCTCAAGGATTCGACCGTCAGCCTCTCGGGCATGTTCGACTCCACGTTGGACGCTCATATTCAGGCCGTTCTCGGTCAGGCCGCCTCGCTCTCGTTTGAGTTCGGCACCGCCGGTTCGACCGCTTCGTCCTCCAACCCGATCTACTCGGGTGAGTGCTTCGTCACTTCCTACGATGTTTCGCCCCCGGTTGGCGATGTCATCCCTGTTAGCATTGAGTTGCAGGTGACCGGGGACGTTTCCCGAGCCACTTCGTAATCCATCTAGCAGTAGGAGAACACCGTGTCCCTTCGTGACCGCATCCTTGATGCAGACGATATTGGCCGTGAGTTGGTCGACGTTCCCCAGTGGGGAGTAGAGGTCGAAGTTCGCACCATGTCCGCTGGTAAGCGGAGCAGGATGCTTCAGACCTGCGCTCTTCCTGACGGGAGCGTCGACCTTGACCGGCTCTACCCCATGCTCATTGTGGCGACCGTCTTCGACCCCGAGTCGGGCGAGCGTGTCTTCACCGAGGCAGACATGGAGGCTCTTCAGGAGAAGTCTGCGGCCTCCATTGAGTTCGTCGCTCAGAAGGCGATGGAAATGTCAGGCATGACGGCGAAGGCCGTTGACGAAGAGGGAAAAGACAACTAGCCGATCCCGAGTACCGCTACTACTACATATTGGCTGAGAGGCTGGGTCGGACAGTCGAAGAGTTGGTCTTCGGCAGTCCAGCCCACAAGCCTCTGAGTGCAGACGAGTTCCTCGGCTGGGCGGCACATGACAAGTTGACGGCTTGGGAGAGGGAGCAAGCACAGAAGAAGGCGAATAGGTAGAAGATGTCGGTACAGGTTGGATCGGTAGCGGTAGGCATCCAAGTTGATGTCCGCAACGCCGTCAACAACCTCCGTCGTGCCGAGAAGCAACTAGACCAACTCGCCGCTGGCGCTCAGGGGAGCGTCAAGACGATCAACAAGTTCAACAAGAGCCTCAACGCTCTTGGTGTGGCGGCTGGTGCCGCCTCATTCGCCGTCATCAAACTCGGTCGCTCGTCGTTCAAGGCCGCCGCCGATGTCTCTGAGATGAGCGTGGCGATGGAGGCCGTCAACAAGTCTCTGAAGTTGCCACCGGGGCGGATCAATAAGACCGCCAACGAGATTCGTGGCATGGGCATTGAGATGAAGGCGGCGCAGGAGATGGCGCTACTCTTCGCTCAGGGCAACTTGGACATGGCCAAGGCATCGGATGTTGCCCGTGTTGCTCAGGACTTGGCGGTTCTCTCGCAGGCGAACTCAACGCAGACGGCGCAGACATTGGCCTACGCCATCCAGACCGGTAACTCCCGCCTGCTCAAGAGTGCAGGCATCACCAAGTATGCCGGTGAGGCATACGCCGAGTACGCCGCCACGCTCGGCAAGACCGAAGAGCAGTTGACCGCCACTGAGCGCCAGACCGCCGTGATGAACATGATCTTGGAAGAGGGTGCCAAGGTCGCCGGTACATACGAGGCCGCCATGACCGAGCCGGGGAAGGTGCTCCGCTCGTTCCCCCGTCTGCTCAACGACATGCAGATTGAGTTCGGCAACGTGCTCAAGGAAGGCTTCGGCCCTGCCATCAAGGCGGGCTATGACTTGACCAAGGCGCTCAGTAAGACGATGCGAGAAGGCGGGGCGCTCCACCCCATCCTCATCGACTTGGGCCAAGCCTTTGGCGAGATGATGGAACCCCTCACGGAGTTCCTGAAGGATTCCACCGAGTCCATCAAGCAGATGAATCGGCTTGGCCTCAGTGTCGATGAGGTTGGTGCCAAGTTCACCAAGTTTGCCCCGACCATCGCCGCCGTCAATGTTGGGCTTTCCCTCTTTGCTGGCCGCAACATCATCAAGAACATTCCGGTGCTCAACAAGTTCGCCGGTCTTCTTGGTGGGCCGCTTACTTCTTCGATGGTGGTCTTTGCCGCCACGAACTCCGATGCTCGGGAAGCGGTCAAGAATCTCATGGATGCGGCCCTGCCCCTTATGGAGTCGCTGGCTCAGGTCATGCAGATTGTGGCCATGGCGGCGGTGCCTATCATCAACGGCTTCGCCTCGGTGCTTTCTGCCGTCACCAGTCTGAACGGTGGGGCAGAGATTCTCGGCACCACTTTGCTCATCCTCATTGCTCGCAAGAAGTTGCTCGCTTCCGCCACAGGCCAGCAACTCGTCATGGCCTTGAAGACAGCGGTGACCAACTTCAAGTACATGCGTGCTCAGATTGCCTCGGCCAACGCTACGTTCGGCGCTAGCGCCACTGTGACTCGGGCATATGGAGCCGCCGTCGCCTCCAGCATGAAAGCGGCGGCGGTAGCGGTCAAGGGATTCATTGTTTCGATGGGTCCAATCGCCGCAGTCACTCTTGCGGTCAGCGCCCTTGTCAGCATCTACACCGAATGGTCAGAGAAACAGCGCCGACTCAAAGAGCGGATGGACAACTTCACGGACTCCATCATCAAGAACACTGAGGCGATTCAAGAGAACCTGAAGGCAGGCGAGAAAGCGGCATCGGCTGAAGAGGTACTCCTTGAGGCTTTCATGGGCACGGAAGAGAACGCTCTAGCCCTCACTAAAGCGTTCCGTGATCTTGATGCCGAACTCAATCTTGAGAGCCTGTCTGGTGCGGCGGCCAACCTTCGTGGGTTTGCGGAAGGAGAGTTGGTTGCCGCTGGTGCCAGCAAAGACTTTGCTAAAGAACTAGCCAACAGCCTCACCTTTGCCGACGACCTAAACCAGTTCTTGATTGATGCTGACGGCTTGTCAAAGTGGTACAAGCAATCCGGTTTGACGAAGGCCGAACTTGAGAAACTGGCTACTGCTCTCTTCAATGTCAAGCAGGGGCTAGAGGGAGCCGACGTTGCCGCTGGTGTTGAAGAAGCACTCCTGCGCTTGGAAGAGACAGGGCAGGTTTCAGCACGCATGATGCGTGAGGCTGAAGAGCGTGTCATGCAGTTCCAGCGTGCCCAAGTAGAGCAACTGGACGAGCAGGAGCGTGCTATCCGGTTGTACATCGCTCTCACTGACATCATGGCCGAGCACACCGAACACATTGACGAGATGATTGAGAAGTACGGTGAACTTGCCAATGGTCCTCTGCCTCTGACCGAGGAAGAGATGAACAAGGTCACCGACAACATGCGGAAGCACATCGCCACTTCTTCTGCTTTGTCAGGGAACATTGAGGCAGTCGACTGGCGCATGTCTTCGTTCTTCGACACATTGGAGCGCCCGTCAGTTGAAGACTTCGCAGACATCTTGCTCGGTGCCAATGCCGCCGCCGCACGTCTGAACCAGACGATGTTCAACCTGACCAAGAGCGCCAACGGCCTTATGGAGAAGACGGCGAACCTTGACGGTTCGATGGAAGAACTCTACGGCTCTGGCTACCAACTCTTTGAGCAGTTCATGGACATCGGGTTCCAGATGCAACAGTTGGGCAAGTCCACGCTGGAGGCTCAGGGCTATCAGGCCGCTCTCATCAACGCCTTCTACGGATCAGCAGAGGCGGCGGGCTACAGCGAGGAAGCCATCGTGGCCCTCATGGAGCAGTTGCACATCCTTGACGGCCTTGACCCCGACATCCTCATCGGCATCGGTCTGGACACCTCCGAACTTGAGCGCCAGATCATGCAGATCAGTGTCAGCCTCACCCAAGCCGAGCGGGACTTCGGGCGTGATGGCATCGGCGGTGCGATGGTGGAGCAGTTGCAGGGGCAGTTGGATGCGCTCCGTGCGATTGCCTCGGCTACCCGAGGAACGTCGGCCACGGGTGGTGCAGGCACCGGCATCACGGCGGGTATCCGTGAGGTCAAGGACGAGTCGAACGCCGCCGCCGATGCCGCCAAGGAACTTCAGGATCGCATCAACTCGCTGGCCGAGAGCATCGCTGGGTTCGGCGGTGGACTCATGGGTAAGTCGTTTGCCGAGCGTCTGCTTGGCACCCACCCCGACGAGATGGTCGAAGTCTTCAACGAGATCGCACTCAAGGCGCTGGACTTCTACGACATCGCACAAGAGTTGGAACTCCCCGGTGGCGACGAGTTCATCCGCCAGATCGGTGCCCTCGGTGACAAGTTCGATGAGTTGGCCGAGGCCCAGCGTGAGATCATCCGCTTGCAACGGGAGTTCAACCGCCAAGTCGACATCTACGGTGAGTTGGAGAGCAACCTTGCCCAAGTCAACAGCGAATACCGGCGCTTCCGTGACTTCATTGACGAATCGGTCACCCCGTTGGAGCGAGTCCAAGACGCACTCAAGGCGTTCAAGGAGGCTCGCAACGACCTAGACCGAATCAACGACTCTTACGACCAGTTCTTGCACCAAGAGGGGCTACGAGAGAGCACGCTGGGCGAGCGTATCGACAGCGAGATCAAGACGTACCGCCAACTTCAGCAGGAGTTGGAGGCAACTCAGCAAGAGCAGTCCAACTTCCGCCAAGGAGTCATCGACATGATGGCTCCTACCGTGGCCGGTGCCGCTGGGCGTGGCGGGGTGCTCGGGAACCTCAACAACATCCTCACCCAAGCCCGAACTTTCCGTGACAGCCTTGCCGAACTTCGCACCCGTGGCTTCCCCGCCGATGTCATTCAGCAGGTCATCGGAGCGGGTCTTGGCACCGGCTCCAAGATTGCACGTCGTCTGCTCGCCATGTCGACCGGCGACTACGCCGAGTTCCTTGCCCTCCGTGAGCAGATCAGCGCCCTCGGTGCCGAGACGGCTCAGATCGCTGGCGAAGTTCTCTTCGGCTCCGACACGGCAGATGCCGAGGGTCGGTTGCAGGAACAACTCGGTGTCGTCCAGTCGCTCTACCAGCAGGCGATTCAGCAGGCTCAAGCCGCTTTCGATAACCAACAGCGGGCAGTTGAGGTTCAGAAGCAGGCCGCTGAGGCCGCTTACCAGAACGCTATGGCCGACGCTCAGGCCAAGTTGGATGCTCAGCGTCTTGTGGTTGAGGGGTTGGAAGAATCCCTCGCTGGTGCCTCGTCGTACATGGAGTCGCTGGTCAGTGCGATTCAGTTGGACTTGCGTGATGCCTTCGACACCTTCCTCGGTGGCCTTGGGGGAGAGATCACCAGACTTCTGGATTCGATGGCCGCACGGCTGGAGCGCTTCCAGTCGATTGCCCAAGCCGCCGAGTCAGCGGCCTCTCGGGCCGTGTCAGCGGCGGCGGCGGCTAACGCTCAGGCCGAAGCCGCCAAGGTAGCCGTCAAATACGGCGGTGGCGGTGGCGGCACCATGACTCGCCGTGCGATGGGTGGCCGCCTTGATGCTGGCCAGATGGCCCTCGTCGGTGAGCGTGGCCCTGAGTTGTTCGTGCCCAACACGGGTGGCATGGTCGTTCCCAACGGCGGGTTTGGTAAGTCGACGGTCAACTACAACATCAACGTGCGGGCGGTTGGCGACCCTGCCGAGGCGGGCCGCCAGATCGTCAAGCAGATTCAGGAATACGAGCGGCGTAACGGCTCACGCTGGAGGTCGTAATGCCCACG